GCATACGGATGATTGCGCCCGTCTCGTTGTTCAGCACATCGTCAATGTTGACTTGGCCCTCAACCACCGCCGTGCGAGGGTGGATGGATTGCGCCAAGCTGTCCAGCGTATTGCGCAGAATCTCAGACTTGATCTCTTGTAAGTCGCGGGTAATGTCGAACATCGACATCGCCTCAAGTGGGCTGGTATGTGGCTCTGGGTCGCAGGGGAAGTCAGCAAACGGGATGTAGCTGGCCGGCAAATTCCTGACCACCTTGTAGCCGCCGCCCATGCAGCAGACCTTACGCAACTCGGCAATGCCATCTCCGTCATAGTCAACTCGGGAATACGCCTCGATGTACAGAACCCTGCGCATCATCGGGTTAGCAGCGTCATTCGTGCCGAATGTTGTGCTCAGAGGCTGACGCGCCAGATACTCGTCATTGCTGTCAAGGTCTGTCGTTGACAGATTCTCTTCAATCTCGTCTTGGTCGTAGCCCATCGCAATCAGGTCGGCCACAGTAGCCATCTGCCTGTGGGCAATGATGGTCGAATCGTCAAAAGAACGGGCACGCCGGTCAAGCAATAACTCTTCTGGCGGCACAGCCATGATCCTGATCCGGCCATCCTTGGTGATGCGCTTGATCTGCACATCGTGGATCATCGGCGCAGGCATTGTCACCGGCTGACCCGTCATCGGGTCAATGGTAGTCATCTGCATCTCGTCAATGTCTGGGTCTGGGTAAGAGACAACAATCTTGACTTCAGCACCAGGCTCTTGCATCAGCATCTCTAGCGTCTGGTCATCAAGGCCGGAATACTCTTCAATCCTTACCTTTTCTTCATCTTCCCACCAGAATTTTGCAATGCCACACTTACGCACCAAGGCATCTTTGAAAATGGCGTAAGTGGTCAAGAACCCGTTGTTGTCATTCTGGAATACATAGTTGGCGTAATCTGTGGCCTGCTGCGCAGTCTTCACATCTTCTGGCCCACGGGGTGAAAACTCGACCACATTCTCAGAATTGAAAAACACCCGCATCAGGCTGGGCAGCATGGCGCTGACAGTGTCGCGCACCTCCATCGCCACCACCTTGCTGTTGCCCTCGACCTCATTACCGAACAGATCGCCTCGGTAGTATTCAGTCCCCTTGGCCCGTGTGGGCGACAGGTCGCTGTCCACATAGCTCACCGCATCGGTCAGGTCTTGCGTGATGATTGATTGCAGTTCTGCATCGTCCATCGGCTCTTGGGCTGCAATGTCAGTGCTGATTGGTAGTTCGTTCATGTTCATTTCAATCCCCAAAAATATAAATCTCTTGGACTCAGACACTGACTAAATCTGTAAGAGTTAAAAGAAGACTTGAATTGCTCAAAGTCTTCTTCCCTTAAATTCCGGTAGTAATCGTTTGTGAATGGCGCGTCAGCCGGTGATGTTCTGGTCGTGCCGTGCTCCGGTCTTCCTATTGTGGCACAGGAGAAAATTATCAGGCCACCCTTTCGCGTCAAGTCAAGCATCTTTTGGAATGTCTTTGCCCAATGCTTATCATGCTCAAAGCACTCGCAGGAAATCACCACATCAAATGACCCATCTGGGTATGGCAGTTCATGCCCCTGGCACACGATGTCAACCCCAGCACCTTCACCAAGATCGCAGCCGATGTACTGCTCAGGCTCAAAAAACTGCCTCACGCTGCCGTTGATATTCAAAGACCCCACTTCCAGCACCTTTGTGCCTTTGAAGTACTCGGGGAATTCGTCTTTAACGCTTTGTACAAAATCAAGTTGCTGCTGGTGACTCATCCGAACCAAGCCTTTACATAAATTGGTCGGTTTTCTTTAAGCCACGGCAGCGCATCTTCATGCAGCTTGTTGGCATCAAAGCCAATTGTGTTGCTGCCGATGTGGTGGACATAGCTGGCACTCACAAAATGTGAGTAGCCTTTTTCGATTAAATCCCTACAATGCACATCATCTGAGTACCAATTCAGAGGGGGAAACTTTGCCGTCTCAAAAGCCTCGTCTGAAATCCACGCAAAGATCGGACTGATTTCCTCGACCATTTTGATGTGGGCCTCGCTCGGAAACTTGAAAAAGTGCAGCCTCTCCGGTTTCTCAGTAATCCTCACATTTTGACAAGGCCGCGCTGCATCAGTCCTTGACGCCACCCAGCCAGCCTTAACGCTGTGCATGCTTTTAATGATCGCCACATCTTCCATCAGGGTTTTTACGCTGGTCGGCGTCAGCACAATGTCATCGTTGGCCACAATACAAGATGACCAATCCTTCATGGCCTCGCCAATGATCTCGTTGTAGTCATCGCCAAAGTTCCTTGGCTGACCGTAAATCTTGAAGTCAGCCTCAAAATTCTCAAGCACCGACTCTGGCCCCCGTAGGTAGACCGGACACTCCGGCGCGTACTGCTTGATCGACTCCAGCAGCACGGCCAGACCATGCCCTTTGACTGTGGCAATAACAATCGGGCAGATCATTTCTTCTTTACTGGCTTGGCGGTTTTAGCCGCTGCCTTAAAGTCAGCAGCGCTTGGCGCACCTTTTGCACCAGGCTTGCGCATTTTCTCTTTAGACCCGCCAGCAATTCTTTCGCGTTTTGCATTAATGTTTGCATATAGACCTTTCATTCGTCTTCTCCATTTTCATAGTCTTCAGATTCTTCACCCTCTTGCTCACCCGTATTTGGGCCACCCACTACCCACGCATCGCATGTCCGGCTGGCCGCACACTTGAAATCAAATATCTCGCAGTAGCCCAGATCTGCCAGCTTGATCGTTCCCCACGGGTCTGCTTCCATGCCAATGCCCTGAGCAATGCATTCCTTGATGTCATCAGAGACATTGAATGCCGCGCAGTTCCCGCACAGGCTTTGCTTTGAGTCCTCAATGCTCACATCCCACTGGTCTGATTTCTTGCGCCAGAAAGCCTCATTGGGCAGCGCTGGATTCTCAGGGCCATAGGCCGCTGTGGTGATCGCCTTGGCCCGATTCTTCAGGTTAAGCGTGATGTCTTGCGTAGGCATCGGGCAGTTCTCGCCTGCGCTCATGTCCTCGCCCTCTTCCTTGTCCATGACCTGGCTCATGGTGCGGCTTAGCGTAGCCATTATTTTCTCGCCTTATTCTTTGCTGTACGCTGGCCGCGTATGGGCAGCTTGGCCTCAGACATTGCGATCGCCACAGCCTGCTTCGGGTTTGTTACAACCTTGCCAGTGCCGCCACTGTGGAGCTTGCCGGCTTTGTACTCGCCCATCACCTTGCCGACCTTCTTCTGCGCTTTGGTCATCATTTTCATAGTTTCCCCCCGTTGGTTTGGAATATTCCCCAATTATGCAGTTCTTGATAGGTTTCGGCGAAGTGGCTGGCTCCATTTACTGCTGACCGCTGAGCCAAACATCCCCGCTATGGCGTCACTCGCAAATGTCAGCACAAACGCATCAGCCTTGTCCGGACTCGGCAGACCCCGCCTTTTGATCTCGTCCTTGCCCTCAATGGCAATTTTGCCATTGCTGGTGAAGGTGTAGCGCACAGTCGCCAACTCACTGATCAGCACATCATCCTTGGCAAGTTTGCAGTCCCGCGCCTCCAGCCACGCCTTGGCCTTGTACCAAAGCTCTGCTTTTAAGTTCCTGTAAGTCCCGCCCATCGATGGACTCTCCGACACATTAATCCCCCGCGCCGGCAGGCCCAACTCCCTGAGCCGGTCAACCACCCCAGCCCCCAGGCCAATGCTGTCCACCAGTATTTCCCTTGGCTGCTCAGATGGCGCCAGTGCATTGAACTCAGCCACCACCGCCCCCGTCAATTGCATCAAGTCCAGATTCTTCCAAGTGCGGATGCTCTCCGTCACCACATTGCCCTTTCTCTTGCACAGCGCACTTCGGTCACTTCCAAACCGCGCCACATCCAGCCCCCAGACCATTGGCGCAGCTTGGCTTGCCGCCACATCCCTGTGCAGCGCACTCTCCAGCAAGTCCATCGGGATCACAGTGTCATCGTCACCCTTTGGAAACTCCCCGATCACCCTGATCCGGTAGACATTGCTTTCCTCGCCGTAGCGCATCGCCATCTCTTTGACATACTCATCCGACACCCGAGGTGAGTCGGTACATGCCACCTGAAAGGTTGTCCACTCTTGCGCAAGCCTTGTATGCGTATCGTAGAAAAAACCGCTGCTGCGCACAGGATTGCCCAGCAGCAGTGTCACCGCGTTATGCCCAGACATCGACCCCGCTGCCGCCTCGAACACCTGCTCCGGCACGCCGGACGCCTCATCGGCCACCAGCATCACATACTCAGAGTGGATACCCTGCAAAGCCTCGGGCTGCTCGGCCCGACTTGTCCTTGCCGAGATAAACATCTCAGTCGGCGCAGCGTTAAACTCAATCCTCTCTTGCTTGACAGTCAGCAGCCCCTGAAGTGGCACGGGCATCGCATTGATCCAGCGCTTCAACTCCGCAAACATCGCGTCATAAAGCTGGCTGCTGGTCGGCGCAGTGACCACCACCTTGACCGGACTTCTGGTCATAAAGTACCAGAGCATCGCCCATGAGCTTGCCGTACTCTTGCCCACCCCGTGACCGCTTCGCACGCTGATCTTTCGATCCCCCCGCGCAATCGCCCCCAAGAATTTCTCTTGCCACGGGTCGGGGTCTACACCCAGCACCTCCTTGACAAACAGCACGGGGTCATCTCGGTATCGATCCACCCACTCGGCAAAGACATTGTTTTTGATCATGTGGACTCTAACCCATTGTCAAAGGCCCATTGATTCGGGTCGATCTGTGGCGGTGTGCATGTGTGAATCGTGATCAAGTCAGCAGTGCGCTTGCCGCAGCGTTGGCAGAAATTGCGCTCCTCTGGCTGTGCTGCGGGTGGGTAGTTGTTGCTACTGCAAGCCACACACTCGTAAAGTACCTTTGCCTTGCACTCGGGACAGGTTGCCTCCTGCACTGGCTGTGCCAAGGCTTGTTTAGCTGCGGCGATAGCTTTAATGGCTTTTTTGATGTCTGGGATAAATATCAGTTCATTTGTAAAAGCGTGCTCATCATCTTCGTAAGCACTGACATCAGCAAAACTGTCAGTAAGTACCTCAAGTGCCGTAAGCGTTTGCTTCAGTGTTTCGTCTTTGGTCATGCTTGTCCCCTTGCTCGTATGGCGGCTTGAAAGTCATCGTTCCATGACAGGTTGTCGGCGTAGCTGTAAACAATATCAAGCAATTCGTCACGCTCATCAGCACGGACAAGCTCGGCAAAGGCTTCAAGTTCTTCCGAAGTCACCGTCCAGAAACCGTTGCGGAATGCTGGTTCAACACCCGGCGTCTCAAATGCTTTCCCTGCCATCTCAATGATTGTTTTCATATCAGCAGACTCCAAACCCAAAGCCCTGTAAAGAACAGCAGCAAAAAGACCACCATGAGCGCCACCAAAACAAAGCCAAATACAACACTGCCAATCATCTGCCATGTTTCCGGCACTGGCTTGATGTCCTCCGGCACTGCCGGATACGGCTTGACCTTGCGGACTACCTCCGGCTCAAGCTCTGCTGCCGTAAATTGGCAGTAGTGATCGCACTGCGGACTGTGTGGGCAGATGCCACGGCCTGTGTCGCACATCCTGTTGATCATGTTGGCTCCTCAGTCTTACCCAAGTACGCCTTCAAGCGCTTCACCCTCTGCTTGTTGTATGTCACAAGCGCCTGGGCGTATTCCACCCCAGACTCAGCGGCCAACAACTGATGCTCCGCGTGCATCAACTCATGCGTCACCGCCTGAGTCGGCGTCACGGTCTTCAACATCAACCTCAATTCAGTCCACAAATACTTAATCATATTGTCCATTCTCTTTCTTGACGGTTGGAATTTGACTTAACTGTTTTGCCAGTTAACCGGATCAAACCAAGTTTCTGCATTTCGTTCAAACGCCTTGCAATCTGATTGGCCTGTAGCTTTGAATAAAAAGAAATGCCATCCTTACCCAGCGGCCCAATAGTGGTAAGTGCTTCCAGAATTTGAGCGTAATGCGAACTCACAAATGAATCTGTAACGGATTCCGCCGCCATGTGGGATGTTCCAGGATCGCCTGTTCGCGCCATCGGAAATTCAGGCTTATTAAAAATCTTGCTAAATGCTTCCTTGTAATTAATCATTGTTTCTCCCTTTTAATTAATCTAATAATAGTCATATCACTAACTTCAAATCTCTTGGCTATTTCCTTCTTAGTTACTCCTTCAGAGAATAACTTTAATACCCTAGATACAGATATATTAACTCTCGGTCTTCCAGCGCTTTTTCTTTTGCCGCCGTGCGTCATTTATATATATCCTCTTTAATCGCCATCTCAATAACATCTTTTAAGTCATCACTGATTAACTCAAATATATCCGCGCCATTTACCCAAACTTCTAATAAATATACCTGTTCCGGTATAGCTGGCTCAATAACTATTCCCGCCTCTTTAATCTCCGGCTCACTTGGCTCCCACTCGTACCAGCATTCCAATGGCTGGCGGCATAACCCCGTCACATGTTCATGCATCAACTTCATGCTGTCTCTCCTTGTAATGCCCTGCGGATTGCTTCGTGCGAAACAACTACCCCATGGCTGGTTTTTAAAACATTTGAAATCCCCCGAAACGAAATCCCTGTCGCCCTCATCTCCTTGGCATACGCCAGCGCTGCCTGCTCATGGGGAATCGCCACCAGGGTAGCCGCCTGACCAGTGCCTTGCACGGCATACCCAAACTTGGCCGAACCACCCAGATGCCCTCCAGCCTTGCGCTTGGCGGCTTGCCCCTGCTTCTGCCTCTCCTTGAGCACTCTGCGCTCATGGCCAGCAAAGCTGCACAAGATCTCCAGCATCAACTGCGCGTAGATGTTGCTGGAGTCAGTGACATCCCCGTGGCCGTTGATGATCAGCTTGACGCCAAGCTCCTTGCACCGCTTGATCGACTGCAAGGCATCCAGCAAATCACGGCTGAACCGATCCAGCTTCGCCACAATCACAGTGTCGCCCTGCTGTAAGGTGATGCCGTTGGCCTCCAAGCGTGCAAAGAAGGGGTCAGCGCCGCTGACGCCGCCATCCTCAATAAACTGGCTGATGACCAGGCCGTGGCTCATCGCGTTGCCGTTAATCTGCTGGCGCTGCTCCTGCATGCTGGTGTTGTCCACCTGCTCCGCAGTGCTCACCCTCACATAACCGTAGACCGTCATTAGTTGCACTCCCTGTTAATTTATTGACTGACAGTGCAATTATGTAGCAGGTTGGCAGGTTGTCAAGTGGTTTTTTAAAAAAATTTTTTTAGGGAATGAGGGTTGGTAGGTGATTAGTGCCGCATCTCTCGCCCCCCGCCAGACGCGGGACGGGGGGGGTCAGACGCGGCTGGCGACCAGCAGACCAGCCGCCGGCCCCAGATTCCGAGGGTTAACCCTCGTCAATCGTGGCTTTGTCAATTCCGTTTACGGGCGTGACACTTCTGTGCCGCAGCGCATCGAGTGCCATGCTGCCTAGGTCGATGTTCACCAAGGGCGCAGCCTTGTCGCTGTAGGTGTCGTTTAGCTTGCCGGCCAGCCAGCGCCGGGTGTCCACCCGCAGCTTCGCTACCTGCGCCTCTTGCGGTGTCGCAGCGTCTGCAATCTCGATGGTTTGTTCTGCTAAACTTTGCCCACCTCGCGCACGCGCCTGTGCGTAAGACTTCCGGCGCGTCTCGCCGCCCCTGTCAAGCCACCTGTCAAAGGTAGCAGCACCGACCCCCAATGTCCTGCACAGCGCGGCAACCGTGCCGCCATTTGCAAGGAATTCAAACGCGGCGTCCTCACCCCCAAGTTTGTGGATGGCTTTGTTAGCCAAGCTGACCTCTGCCTTTTTGCTTTGCGCTGCCGCGATGTTTGCAGCGTTTTGGTCTGCAACTGCTGTCAATGTGTCAAGCCCCATCCAAGTACTCCTCAATGATTTTAAAACCCTCATCGGCTGATCTGGCGATAACGCACAGGTAGCCTTCCCCGTTTAATTGCCTTGCAATGCAACCCTGCTCCTTGCTGACAACCCCTACCTTCGTCTTCATCTCCACAAACAACCCGCCAAACCCCTTGGATCGCCGCAGGACGCACAGATCAGGCATTCCAGCCAGTACACCCTCACCATGCAGCCTAACGCGCTCTGAGGCCGTTCTATCGCCCCCATTCGGTATTGCCGCAATCAGCACATCCG